TGTACCTCACCCATCTGAGCTGGTGCAGTACCTACGCGGCCTATTTGCGCGTTCTGAGCTTGCTGTATAACGAACTGATACTGTGCATTGTACTTTTGAAGACGTTGGGCAAAAGCTTCATCTTCTTGAAGTCTTTTTGCAACATCTGGCTGTTGTACATAGCTTTGAATAATTTGCAAAGCAGCTTGAGCACCGTTAGGACGCGCTGGAACTTCGATACCTGCATAAATTTTCGATAAGTCATCTGTAATATCTTTCAACATCTTGTCCTGAGCTTCTTGAGCGGGACGAAGGATTCCAGTAGCCAGAACTGGGTCAATGCTTCCAGCAACAGCCGTCAGCAGTTTATCTACGTCAATTAGGCCGTTTCTGTCCATCTGGACCAGCGAAACCAACTGGTTTAATTTAGCTTCTTGCTTTTCTGAGCTAGCGTTCAGAACATCGAAACTAACCGTAACATCGTAATTTTCATTCGGATTCCCTTTGTTAAACATCTGGGGGTCCGGAACGCCTGTTACGTTAAAGAATACTTCATCAGGCCCGAAGCGTTGAAAATTTTTGTAACAAGTAGCTACTACCTGAGCTATGTGCTGCAAATACTTGTCAACCAAGAACTGCCTACGTACACTGCTCAGTGGAGACTCCTCATCTAGCCCAACCATGCGATCAGCTTGCTGTTGAAGATTGTTCTCCATCTCTACCGATCCGGGATTAAATCCGGGACCTTGCATGAACCGTATTTCACCCGTTCGGACCTCAGGAATAAAACGACCGGGACCGATTTCTTCTGGTTTGCGACCCTTAGGGTGAGTAACAGCAGGTAGCGTAGACAAACTATTGCTGTCTATTCGGCTATCACGTTCTACCTTTACTTGGTTCTGAATGCCTCTCAGAAGCGATGGAACGGTCATTGCGTCATATAAACGCTTTGTATCCTCACTGAACCTTGTAACGACCACAGGGTAGTCCTCATAGCCATTTAAGAGCTCGAACTTAGCGTATCCTTTTATGCCAAGCCCTTTGTCTCCCGAAAAAGATTCGTGGAACACGGTCTCGTAGATCCCTTCGGAATTATCTTCCTCGTCGATCAATCTCTGGTATCCGTGTATGATTTCAATTAACTCCTCAGCCTGATAAGCGTCATCTGTAACAGACACACTTCGCCTTCCCTCCTGTTCCCTTTCCAAGGAGTGTATGTTTACTCCAGAGAAGTTTTCGATCACGTGCTCCACGAAATTTGCATCCCAGCCATCTGTGCTAACCTTGTTCTGCAACTCTTGTGCAGTGTAATACGTACGCCAGAAACAATAAGGGGCACGTTGGGGGTCGGTCACATAAGCGGGAAAAATAAAATCACCATCAGGAGCTACAGTTTTTACTTCTGGAGCATTTACTTGTCTCCTTACGGTAGGAACTTCTGCAATGCCATTTTCACGCAGCTCCTTTAACGCTTTTTTAGCGTTTTTCTCAGATACTTGAACAGCGGATTGCATCTGCTGGATTACCATTTCATCGTTCTGACCGCTGGCAATCATCTCAGCAAGCTCTGGACTTGCAGCAGCGATTTTTCTAAGATCTATCTTCTGTTTGAAGGTGCGATCCTCCATCACCCAACCGCAGTACGTGATCATTACGCCACGCTCCAGCATATAGTTCGCTGCTAGCTCCATCTCCTGCTTGAACCTAGGGATGTATCCAGAAGTTGTCATCCACTTCAAGAAGTTCGATACTACCTTAGCCCTAGGGATGTCTGTAGCCTCTACTGGGAACGCCTGTATGTTTGCCCTGTTTAGAGCAGACATAAATAAAGAAACCAAGCGAGTTACACGCTCATCAATAACATGGCTCTCTAAATCAGAAGCACCTTCCCAAGGAAAAGCATCAGAGCCATGCTTACGCAGATCTCTACTTTTCCCCGGCCACCAATTGCGTCTATCGTCGTAAGACGTTCTACAAAGGTCGTAATAGGACTGAAGATCTGTATCTGTAGTTTGATACGCTTGACGAAGAACCTCTATATCTGGCTTTTTGCCTACGTACGTAATTGCCTTAGAGTAATCCTCGTTTTGCATTATTGACTCAAATTTTTGATATAATTTTCTGCTTTTTCCTTAACTCGGTCAACAACCCGATAAGTGTACAGAGAGTGGACCCCCATCTTATCACAGAAATCTTTATTTTGCACCTCTGAGTTCCATTTACCGAAACAAAAGTTTTGCCAAATCTCCCAAGCAATCAACCTATCGAGGTTCTCGTTTAAAAATTTTTTAGAACGAACTAGCTTATCTAGCTCAACTTCTTCTGTATCTGTAAGACGATCCTTGCACATCCTCAATGACTTCTACTGAAACTAACTTCCCTATTAAGTTTTTAGCGTATCTACTTGGTACTAAGACAGGTATTACTTTATTTATTTCTTTACTGTAAGCGTACATGTAGCGTCGGTTTGGTGCTCTTTTTGTGACTACAGCCGTTATATGCTTTGCTACACCTTCAGGAACCTCTATAGCCTGATCTAATACCTGTTGACCGTCCTCAGAAATCCAAGTATTCTTACCCTTACCAGTAATCATTATTGAACTTAATTTAGATTTCGCAAGATCCTCAATGTCCTTGAACTCTATATTGTTTTCTTTAGCAATTGTACTTAATCTTTTTTTCATTAGTATCCTCCTGTTCCCCTTTTTGTTACTCTTAAATCAGAAGCGGTTACATGGACTGGCCCTTCTCCGGAATTCGCCATTCGCAAATAACGAATAACGTCAAAGAAGTCCTTAAGAGGTTCGTCCATCTTCCCCTTTGAGTTATAATTGATGAGGCTATCAATCAAATTTCGACAGCTCTCGTGAATATAGCACCTAGGTCTATTAGCGGTATCAATTGTTTCATTAGGGTTGTAGTTAAACCACTCATCTAATGCAGAAAGTCCAACCTCCTCCATACGCCCATCAGAGGGAACGAACATCATGTCGTAATCCTCGAACGCCATAAATAAGTCTTCGTTGTTCTCGTTCTCTTTAGCAAAAAATCTAGAGTCACCAATACGCTCAAAGACCTCCACTCCGAGCTCATCCTCGATCTCCTCAAATAACTGTACGTATCCCTGTACTCCTAATCCAACCTTCTTTGAAGCGGGGCCATACTTCCACTTAGGGTCCCCGAACTCCGCCCATTCCCCATGAGTCTCCCAGTCAGGCCACTCACGGCAGATGTACACGTTATCGTTAGCGTCTACAGCAGCCCATATAGAAACGTAGTTCTTTGCCCCAGCGGGGTCCACTACTTGGTAAATTGTGTACCTTTGTTTGTTAGACACATCAGGGAACTGCATTCCGTACTTGTTTGGCTCGTTGTCCTTTAGCACGTTTACCTCAGTGTTAAAAAGCGGGAGCAAAGAAGTCATGCTCTTTACCGGAACCCCGTAAGCACGAACTAATATCTCCTCCTCTGGTCTTCCCCTGAGATCCTTAGCAATACGCTCGTACCCGCCAAACGGGTTCTCATCGGAGTGCAAGTACACCACGGACGCATCCCTCGATGGACTGTACTGACGCACTGGAAGCTCCCTTTTCAGCAACTCAGCTTTCCTTGTTTCTAGGGTTTGTACGTTCTTCAGGTAATCGGATATAAACGGAGTATATCCATCAATAGGAGTAAAACCTATCCCCATAACGGCATCTCTAGTAGCTAGTCGGAATCTAAGAGTGTTAACTAACGCAGAATCGCCTAGGTACTCATCTAACCACGCACCTATGTTTAACCCCTCAGCCTTAGGAAAACCGTACTCAAAGCCCTCTAATATCGTCTGGTTGTTACTGTACTGCGTGTACGTCTTAAAATCTACACGGGTACGGGTATCAGGGAAGATAAAGCTCTTAGCCGTGAACCCGTTCTGCATACTGTAATTTATGTACCCCTCGATGCTTTTAGTCTTCTTCTTGAACTCCTTGGGCATCATCTCCCAAATAGCGGACTGCTGAACCTTAATAGAGGTGTCCTCGTTCTGAGAAAAGCACACAACATGACCGTCATTGCTCTCCGTTACCGCCTTCATGACAATCTTAGCAAAGCCGGTAGTCTTACCCGATCTGTTACCACCTAAAGCCAGACACTCGTTGTGCTGCCGTAGACCCTCCTCAATACGCTCCCAGCCCGGCAAATCAAACCCGTACCTTACCGGATCGTCTTGAGATGCTTGTATCCTGCTTTCGTGAGCAGCATGAAGCTCCTTAAGTAACGGCAAGTCGTTATTGTACAGCCATACAATTTCTTTAGCGGTAGGGGATTCTAAAAAGGGGTGGTTAGTGAAGTTCACCTTAACTTATTACGTTGTGATGTACTCGGCGACAGTATCAGGTTGATAGCCCATTGATAATGCCAATTGCTTAAAGATAATGGCTAACTCATCCATTGGAACATCCGAGTGGTCTAGCTCAATGCTTGTGGTTTGCCCGTAGTGTTGAATCTGTATTTTAAATGTGTTCTTCATGAGTCTTTTCCTTT